CTGGTCATATTATAAATTCTAGTGGTAGTCAGTTTGTTGATGATTGTCCTTCTGGATATCATACTGATTATGTTAATCTCCCCAAATCTACTGGTAATGGTCTTAGTATTGGATGTATGCAGACTTGTGAATGCTGTAAGATAGATAGTTGTGCTTCTTGTGGAAGTCAATATTCTCATACTCCACAAACAAATTGTCCTTCAGGACAGCTTCCTACACCAGTTTCTAATGCTTGTGAAGATGCTGGATTTACTAATTGTTATGAGTGTCAAGCTACATATTAAGATTATAGATAAAAAATAATTAATTATTTTTTATCTATATTGACTTTGTATTGTTATATATTAAAATATATAACAAACATTATGTTAATAGTAATTCCAGTATCATATTCTGACAGTAGTTTAATTGATAACTTTTCAAAAGTTTTAAAGGTGTTTGGTCCATATCCAAATCACGAAGTTTTAATTGTATCTAGACCATATGATTCAAAACACTCACTTAAATTATTATCAAATATAAAGGGACTATTTAAAAAAGAATCCCTTCATATTTTTAATAGAGAAGGTATTAAAAATTGGCCAGATGGACCTAATTTTTATTGGAGTGAAACGATTAGATATTTATATAAACAAGAATATGAGATTCCTTGGTTTTGGATGGAACTAGATACTACTCCAATAAAACATAATTGGATAAATGATTTAGAATTTGAATATAATACTTCAAATTCGCTATATACTGGTTGCATAGAAGATACTCCATATATGGAAAGGAAAGGTGTTGCATTACCACCATCAAAACATGTGGTTGGTGTTGCTGTATATCCTCCTGCTTATATAATGGGTCTTACAATTCCAAATCTTCTTTTTGTAGAAGAGTCTGGAATTGCATTTGATGTTTTCTGCCAAGACTATACTACACCAAAAGCAAAACAATCTACCATATTACAACATTGCTTCAGAACACAAAAGTATAGAAGAGGAGAAGATGGAATGTTAATCGGAGAAGAATCCGTTTTACAGAGAGGAAAAGAAATAAACACAACAAAAGTTTTTGCTGTACCCTTAAAACATTCCACTTCTATAGTTCATGGATGTGATGATGGTTCTTTAGCAAGTTTAATCTTTAAAGAAAATCAGTAAAACTTTTAATTTAAAACAAAAAAAACACACTCTTTCGAGTGTGTTTTTTTTTAATATTAAATATTATTTATTTTAATTTGAAATAAATTTTATAAATAAAACATGCAAATAAATGCACAATCAATCCTGAAAATGGATATGAAAAATATCCTAATACACTAAAAAGAGGATTATAAAATAAAGATGTTAAAACACCCATCCAGAAACTACTACACTCTGGACATATTAGAGGTTTCCTGATATATGGAACTCTTGCAATTAGGTTTCTTACAGGAGAAAATATATCAGAAAAACTCCACATGAAACTTACACTCAATCCTAATATGATGTAAGTTAGTGTTTCAAACAGTATCATATGAAAAATACTTGTACAGTTTCGTCATCCAATTTTATTAAAGAAAAGTTTCTCCAACCTGCTCTCATGTTTACAAGTTTTTGGTAAAATTCTTTCCACTCAGCAATTTTAACTATGTCAGTAGTTCCTGCAAGTGGGATAATAGTATTGTTTTTTTCTATTTCAGAAACATCAATATCTTTATCGAACTCACTTAAATAAAGATTCAAGAAGTGTGCGGTTTTTTCTTTGTTTGTATTAACAAATGCTTCTACTTTTTGTCTACAAGAACAATTTGGATTTGTAGATGCAGATTCAATATCAGCATAAATTTCTGGAGCAAATGCTTGAAATCTAGTTTTAAAAACTTGATCTTCAGATATGAGTTTTAAGAATATTTTTGATAGGAACGAATAGTTTGATTGAAATGTTTTCATGTTCAGTAAAAATTTAACATTTTAATATAAAAAGTCAAGGCCTTTTAAATAGGACCAAAGAAATTTACAAAATGCTTGTAGATTCTTTGATATATATCATTAATTCTATTATATTGATGTACTATTGAAAATTTTACTTTATTTGTGTTAAAAACTCTACCGTTATCATATATGCTAATTTTATCTATAAACAATTCTTTATAATGGTGATATACATGCAAATTACAACAAAATGCACTTTCTAATTTTTTAATATCTACTTTAAAATCGTCTATGTAAATTATTTTTTGTATGATTGGTTGGTCTGATCCGTGTATATGCACTTCTATATTTTTACTTTCTTCTATAACTTTTTCACAAAAGTTTATAAAAACATTTCGTTCTCCACCAAAAACACCTCCACATAATACCTCTTTGTCTTTTAATTTTTCATACACAGAAATATCATAAATATTTTTTATAACCTTAGAATTCCATTCTTCATCTTTTATTAATATATCCTCTGAACTAATGATCAATTCATCCGACAAATGATCAAATGGATTTGATTGAAAGAACACATCCGATACGTCTGTATGTAAAACTTTTTTATATTGTGTATTTTTTTCTAAAAAATCTTTATATGCAAAATATCTATCAATAAATAAATCATTTGTTTTTCTATTATGTTTATATACAATGACACCAAAAGATTCTAACTGATCTATCAAATAAGAATCTGGCTCCTCATCTGCTATGCAAATTGCAACATCATATTCATATGAAGAAAACATCATAGAACTTTTTACATATGCCATTAAAGCGTTTGTATCTTTGTTATTAATCAAATAACCCAATATAACTTTATCATTTTTATAGTCATATGGAGATATTTTTTTAGGGACAACTATATGCTTATATATATTTTCCGATAATTTTATAAGATCTCTAGTACTTCCGTTGATATCAAAATTTTTGATATCATTTTTTTCTTCTGTAAAAAATATATTTTTTACAGTATTTGCATAATTCTTTCCATTAAATTTTCTTAAATGATTTTGAAATTTCTTTTCATATTTAACATTCCAATCATCTTTGTCTATTTGTAACAATCCAGACATTGATAGTTTTTTGTATAAATCATTGTCCTCTCCTCCCCATCCCCAAAACGAATTAGAATACCCACCTACATTTAAAAAAGAATCCATCAACATCAAACAACTTCCATAATCTCCTATGTTATAATAATATTCATTTTCATTTGGAAAATTCAAATCTCCTTCTAGTGGATATATATCAACATGATGTATAAACAACCATTTATACTTTTTATCTTTTATAAAATTTATAGTAGAATTTACACAAAGACCAGCATTCCAATCACCAGTTTGATCCAATTCACATATTAAAATATCATATTCTATATTTTGTTTATCAAAATACTTTGGAGCATTTTCTAAAAATTCTTTTAAATGTTCCTCTCTATTCCTATAAGGAACTACTATCAATAAGTCTTTCATTATAGATTGATGATGGTTTTATTTAACCACTCCATAGATTCTGCATATGGCCATATAATAAGCACAGATGGTTTCTGTGCAGGACTATAATAATTAAATACAAATTCCTTTTCACGTTTAATACCATCCAAGAGATCTTTGTCTTCAGAGTATAAAACATCTTGTCTATAAATCTCATTGTTTGTTTGATCCTTGAATATAAATGCCCAAAATCTATAAGGTTTTGTTTTGTCTATGATATTATAATTCCATTTGATTGTTTCTCTATGTTCTTTAATTTCATACGACCATTTACTAAAATCACTTAAGTCTCTAGGGGGTTCCTTTCCGTCTATTGTATCTAAATGTAAAATGTTTCTAGTATAGTCAATTCCAGAATAATTCTGATACTCTTCTAATGTTCTTTTATTTCCTAAATTATATATTCCCAAATTTATATCAAATTTTCTTTTTAAAAGACAATCATTCCTAATGTCCGCTTGTAATGAATTATTACCCCAATCGGAATGATCATCCCAATGTTTAGGATTTCCTTTTCTTATATAATAGTGCCATATTATTATTTTATGGGGATGATATAGATTATAACCATGAGTATATAATCTAATAGATAAATTCATTTCCTCTCCTATGAAATATAAGTTAGGATCATATGGAACGTCCTTTATCATTTGACCAATTGAAAAAACAAATCCAGCAGCAAGGTGAATAGCTCTTATTGGGGATTTTATATCCTCCCAATTCGGTAGAACTCTTGGTCTTTGTTGTGTTTTTCCGTCTAAAATAGAATGTGTATGTATAACATAAGGGGTTTTAACCCATTTTTCTTCTGGAAGATTAGGATAGTAATCAGAAGGATATGTTGTTAGTACAGCATATGGATCGTTCATTGATTCCCACATAGAAATCAACTCTTCATCCCAGTTTTGAATGAATCTAGTATGAGAATCTATTTGTAATGTATATTTTTCATCTGAATATAACGAATTGATCTGACTTCTAGCCCAAGATGCTCCTTTAGATTCTTTATAAGGAATATCCAATATTTTAAATCTCTTATCTTCTTTATATTTGCTTAAATTTTGTTCATTAGAATGTTGCCATGCTATTCCAAATACTAAATTTTCTGGAAACTTTGCCTTAGAAATACAATCTTCTATAGTAGGTATCAATTCAGTGTCTCTATAAGAAGCAATTTGTACAAAAATACTATTCATACTATTATATATATCTACAGTATCAAATTTTGTCAATATAATTTGTCTAGATATTTTGAGTTTTATATCTAAATATTAGATACTACAATGGCATCAACGAAAGCATATACTATAACAACCGAAGGCACTTGGCCTAACGAAAAATATGTTGTTGGTTTAGATGGAAATTTGATTGATCCTGCTTTACATTCAATTCCAGCATATAATTATTTCAGATTTAATAACTCTATAGATGTTCCTATAAACTATTATAATTCATATGATTATTTAAATTCTGCTCCAGTCTTTGATACTCAAGGTCTTAATGCGATTGATACAACTGCATCTACGTCTTTAGTTTGGAATGTATCTTCCGAAAGAAGATTATTTAATATAGGAAATACATTTAATACGTTAGCCATAGATATAGCACCTGGTAGTAATATTTCAAACAAATATTATTGCTATTATATAAATCCTAAAAGATTATTATTAAAACCAACATCTAAACCAACATTTAATGGTACTAATTGGACATTAAATACAGAAACAGTTTTAAAAGACGAATATACTAGATTTTATCTATCATCTGCTTCTGATGTTTCTGGAGCACTTGAAATTAGAAAAGAAAATGTATCAAAGCCCACTACAAGTTCTTTACCAATTAACAACTATTCAATTGTTTACAATATGTCTAGTTGTAGAATGAGAAATAACATACCAGTTATTTCATTTACTCCTACAAACAATCCTATATTTTTATCTACTGTATTAGAACCATCACCAAGTACTTCTGTAGATAAATCAAGAATTAGACCAGATAGTACATTTGTAACATATAGCGTAATTTTTTATGCAGACTATGGTCCTTCAAATGGTGGTATAAAAATGGGAAATTTAGGACAAGAACGATTTGATAATGTTGCAACATATGGTTCATTACCAACACTAAAATCTTCTTATATAATGACCGATAAATTTCCTGTAGATTTATCAACAAAAACACAAAACGATAAACAAATATTTCAATTATTACAAATAAAAAACGACAGTAGTCTTTCGGATCTTTCAGATACAAAATATTGCGTATTATGTGCTACTTTTAATTTATCAGATAGTAATTTTACGTATTTAAGCAAAAATTATTTTACAGGAACTACTATAGTAAATACCATCACGGGTTTACCTGATACTAACATAGGAGTTAGTTATATAGCAGATTGTCCAACGTTACAATTTACACAAGAAAAGTGGCAAGATACTGTTAATTCCGTAACAACTCCATTAGGAGTTCCCCTCACGGGATCTAGTTCTACACATTCTAGTATAGATTGGGTGACTAAATATCCTCCACATTACTACTCATACAAAGCATCGTTAAAAGATGATAATGATCCATCACAATCATTGATGGAAACTTCGGACTTAACTTTCTTTTTAAGATCTCCTATAATTTCTCAAGAATATACTCCTAAAGGATGGAATTATTCTGCTACACTTTCTACATATATAGGTTCTGATCATGATTTTGTTACATATGATCTTTCATTTGGTGCTCCCGATGATTATATAAAATTTACTCCAAGTCTAGATGCATCGAATGTTATATTAGATGATGTTTATGCTTATTACGGATCTTCTTTAAATATTCCATATGATTTAAAATCATCTCCTTGGATAAAGGCATCTGATGCAAATCAATTAAAAATATCTTATCCCTTTGAAAAACATGGTGAAATTGAATTTACAATCCTTTCTACTCTTTCTAGTTTTGCAGGAATTTTAGACTCATTTGAAAAAACAAATATTAAATTAGCCATAGGTCAGCCTCCTAATAATAGTGGACAACCAATTTTTATTTCAAAGATATTTGAAGTTGCTGATAGACTAGAAGCAGATTCATCATTCTTAGTTAATGATACGTCTTGGCCAACAAGAGATCTAAATGGTTCTAATATTTCTTGGTTTGTAGAACCAATAAATTCTACCACAAGCATAAATGCTGTTGATTTAAATGGAAAGTATTTACAATCAATAACTCCGGGACAATCTATTTTATTCAACTCTAATACACAAACAGTTGCCGTTTCTGGATATGGTCCACAAACTATAGTATTAACTCTTTCATCACAGAAATATAATGAAACTACAAGCGTGTCATCAGTTTCTTCGCTTTTCGATTACTTTTCAGAAGGATATTTGTTAGTTGGTTCTCCTAATGGAGTTAACAATCTTAATAAAACAAGATCTTTATATTTAACTGCTGCTGTTCCTTATAAGGGAAGACAATATGATATTCCACAAAGCGGTAAAATATGTTGGACTTGGTCTTACAATGGTCAAACATATGATACTTCTCCAGTTTCTGCTTATTATATAGCAGACAATACTCCATATGTATTTGGTACAGACGATTCTAATATAGTATTGAGTTCTATTTATTTTGAAATAGAACCTCCATATAATACTGTACCTAATTTAAATAACTTTGATGTTCTTGCGAGTATTGACACACCAAAAGGATTAATAGATGGAACATATAATATATTATTAGATGATTTTCCGAATCCATCTATTTTTAATACAGATTTCTTAACATATTATAGCAGTTTTGATAACTATACTACTGTTTATAATCCATTAGTATCTAATGATATATCAAATACAAGATTAACTAAAAACGTAATTACAAGACCTAATAATAATACAAATGCATTTAATTTATATAGTCATAGTGATGTTATACCAAGATTTGCATCAACTTCTACTATAATATGGAATGTTTCTAGTACAGACAATGATTTATATGATGTTAATAACACTAACACTATTTCATACACAAAAAATAAAAAATCAGATACAATAATATCATTAAGTGCCTTAAATGCTATTGTACCTGGTTGGACGTTTCCTCATAACATTAAAAGTGAATTATCAATTCATATATTAGATGAAAATGAATTTAATAAAAATTTAGAATTTATAAGCATACCAGAATATTTTTGGAATAGTGGTAGGTATGCAACAGTTTCAGATACGAGCAACTTCACACAAATACAATCTTCAAATAAATTTGGAACATTTGGTAATAAAAAATCAAATAGTCAAACTTATTATCTATCTACAACTAAACCATATTCAAATGATTTGATATATACAATGGGCATATCATCTCCATTTACAATATTTGATGGCGTTACTTCTAGTTATGAACTTATAGACATTCCATATAGAACTGAAATGTTTACTTCTAGTGGATTATATATATCAGTATTTGCATATGATACTCTATATTACCCAAGAAAAATGGGTCCAACGTATAAAATACCAGATTCTGGTTCTTTAGTAACGAAGTCTTTTAATATAAAGGCAGAAACACTATCAAATAGTTCAAATTTATTACGAAATACATTAAAACTTAAAGATTATACTGATATAACATTTTCATTTTATCCTTTAGCAACTTCTATAAATGTTGATACTGATAGAACAATTTCTATAACACAAAAAATAAGCACAAATCCTTTAGAATCACCAGTTCAAGTTGATTATGGAACAATAACATATACACTTTCAACATATTTTTGGAAAGAACAAAAAGTTGTTCCTGCCGTAGATGGAATCTTTAATTTATTTAATATAAACATTGGTGATAAATTTAAAACATTAACAGTAGATAATAGAAATAATACTATGGTTTTACAAGCATCTGCAAATGTTTATAAAAAAGTACCATCATCTACCTTTAATGATTATGCAAATAATCAATATACAAACGAAAGAGATTTATGGAATTCTGTTAATCAAATAACACCATTTATTTCATCAGTTAATATAAAAACCAATAGTGATGTTGCTATTCCTTCTATTTTCATATCAACTGCATATACACTAACCGGATCTAATATATTCATACAATTCGATACACCAGAATATCAAACAAATAAAATTGTTGCATATATGGCAAATTTCGGAGAAGCAAATTCATATAAAATACTTTCATATGATTCTACTTTATTTTATAACTATAAAAACTCAGGAACTTATTATATATCATATAGTGCATTGTTTAAAGATGGTTCATACTTAGAATTTAAAAATCCAAATCCAATAATTGTAAAAGATAGTTGGGAAGTTTATGATCCAAATGCTTTAAGATTTGTAGAAGAAACTATACTATCTCTTCCTTATTCAAATGATCAAGTATTGATACAACCCAATGAATGGGGAGATGAGGACATATTCAATTCAACAATTTCTAGATTAAGTGATAATTTGGATTATTTAATATCTAATGTACAAACACTAGATACCAAATCTCCTACATTACTTTTTGGTTGGTTAGGAACGAATCCAAATTATCTAGCTAATGGTATTAGATGGTATACTAAAGACACAGATTCATTTATATACGATGCACCAGAGTTTTCTGTTTCTCAAGGAAGTTCTTATTTCTCAAACATAAAAGATGCATCAGAAGTAAATGATCGTATGTTTATTTTAGAGGGAAATACCTTCAAAGCTCTTTCTTCTACATATTTTGCACCAGATATTAATTTAAATGGTACAGATGGTCTTAAAACTACTCTATTAAATCCTGTTTCATTGGAAATGAATGAAGATGGAACTGTTGCTTACATAGTAGATCCTCCTAATAATAAAGTTTATAGATTTGATTTACAATTTTCTACTACACCTCCAGAGTTAAATTACAGTATAAATATCGGTGGATTAGGAACTTCATTTGATAATAATAAATTCAATTCTCCTTCAGAAATATCATATGCTTCAGGAAGATTATATGTATTAGATTATAATAATGATTGTATTAAACAATATAATTCACTGTTAAATTGGAGATATACATATAGAAATCCTATTTTTGAAGTAGAACAACCAATTACAATAGCAGCACATCCTAAATTTAATATGTTGTATGTGTTAACAGATAATAAAATTATATATATTTTTGATGATTTATCATCTGATTATATAGCATCATTCAACATAAAGGAAGTAGTTGGAGATGTAATAAAAATGTCTTTTGATGAATCTGGGGATTTTATATACATACTAACTACTAATAATGTTTACAAATACTCTCCTTCTGGATATTATATTACTACTTTAATACTATCAAAATCTATTTTAAATTTTGTGAGCATTAAAAAAGCTAGTAATCGTTCTATGCTTTTAATAACAAAAAACAGTGTAATAAAAATACAAGATATTCTATCTGTTTATAGGATAGGTGGAGGAATTCATTCCGAGTATTGGTCAAAAGATCAATTATTGATAGATAGAAATGAGTTTTCATCTGATATCAATTATAATAGAAGTTTAATAAGAATGGGGCAAAATATTAAAACATTTAGAAAAACTTTAAATTATAAATTGGTATTGGCTACAGAACAAACGAGCAATGGTATTGTTACATATTTTGCAAAAGCACCTATATCATACACCGAACTTCCAATGTTTGATGATACTATAGAGTTAGATTCTATAGGAGTAGGTATAAATGAATTACATGTTCCTCAGACAATTAATAAAGAATTAATAAAACTCCAAAATGCTTTAATGAGTTTAAAAGATTTTTTAGATATTAAACAATTGACGTTAGAAAACTCTAAACTTTTAGATAAATGTGGAGGCGAATTTTGTTGGTCATGGGGTGCTATGAGTTGTTATAATTTTAAATTACCAGTAATTCGTATTTGTAACATAAATCCAATTACATATGAAGAATTAGAAAATAATTCTATTACTGTTTATGCTCCCAATAAAAGTTGGAATTTAGCAACTTCTGATTGTTGTAGTAAAGTACCAACGCCATTTACCGGATTAAACTGTTCATTTTAATAAAATATTAAGATGTATAATATAAGTATTTGTAAGTTCAAAAAAGTGACCTATAAAATAGGTTCCAATATAAATATTGTGACTTGAGAATAATATGAGTAATAGATTTCATTCAAAATGGCATAGACGTAATCACCATACCTACGGTAATGGTAGCAATCCAGATGCAGGGCATGATCCAATAGCTAGTCAACAGCAACCCTTTCTTGGGGAATTTGTTTTATCTGGCTCTTTAAGTGCAGTTGCACCTTTAAGTGCATATGCTGCTTTTTTATACACAGATAATACAGCACTTTGTGCATATGCTGGAATCAGGGGAGCATTGATACATAGTGAAGGATATTTGGGTGCTGAGATTTGGAGTACCAAATCTACTGCTATTTCTTCATATGCTCCAAAAGTTTCAATAGAAGCAGCATCTCCAATGAGGGCATTGAGTGCTTTTGGTGGTTATATTGCGGGTGAATTTTACTCAAGCATAAGAGCAATATCTGCAAATGCACAATTTGTTGGTATTGATGTTTATAGTCCTAGAAGAGCATTATCCGCACTTGGAGGACAAATTGCCTTAGAAGCAGTTTCTCCAATGAGAGCATTGAGTGCTTTTGGTGGTTATGTGGGATTAGACGTTTATTCAAATTCAAGAGCTATTTCTGCTTATGGACAAATCGTTGGTGGAGAATTTTATAGTCCAAGAAGAGCATTATCCGCATATGGTGGACAAATTGGAATAGAAACATTTTCTCCAAATTGGGGATTATCAGCATGGGGTGGATATGTAGGAGTTGAATCATATTCAAATAACAGAGCGGTATCTGCTTATGGACAAATCGTTGGTGGAGAATTTTATAGTCCAAGAAGAGCATTATCCGCATATGGTGGAACTGTTGGATTAGACGTTTCCTCACCTTATTGGGGTGTTAGTGCTTATGGTGGATTGATGGCCATTGGTGCATATTCTGATAATGTTGCATTGTCTGGTTATGGTGCATTAACTGGTCTTAAAATCGAAGGTGGAACTGTTGGTGGTATGTTTCATAGTCCATTCATATCACTTTCAACTGGTGGTGGTGGAATAAATGTATTTAATAGTAGAACAGGAATATACAAAACACCAGAAGATTATTACGGACTTTCACAAAGAGGACAAGTAGTTCTTGATGTTGGTGGTGATGTTTGGATTAACGGAAGCACTACTATAACAGGAGATCTTTCTGCATTAGGAAGTATTTCATATCTTGATACTAAGGTTCAAATAACAAGTTCATTACTTGTTAATAATGCTGGTACAGATGCAGCAACTACAATAATTCAAACAGGTGCTCAACCAATTTTACAATGTTTTGATCAAGATATCGATGCTCCTCATACAAAAGCAGCTTTGATGGTTGATGGTGCATCTAATGGATGGATTGGCTTTGGTGTTAATACACCTACTGCTCCATTTAATATTGTTAAAGACAATAGTGCATCTGAATTAGGAAGTTCCGATCAACCACATGTTAGAATATATGATGGAACTACTAATAAAATTATTATTGGTACATATGGAACTAATAATAGCGGATCCAATCCAGGTGCTGCAACAAATCCATATATAGGAACAGAAAATGCAGCACCATTTGACATTTATACAAATAATCAACAAAGAATATCCGTGTTATCAAATGGAAATGTTGGAGTAAATGCTACAACACCAACTGCTAAAATGGCAATATTAGGAGATAGTAACGGAACAACTGCATTATCTGCATGGGGATCTGCTTACGGTGCTATTATTGCTGGTGGAATTACAAACATAAATTATGATGGTGGTGGTTCTACATACATTAATACAAACAATACAGTTGCAACTAATGTTGGTATTGGAAATACTTCAACTACATTAACTACTCTTGGAGTTACTACGATTAATAATAATGCAGGAACAAATACAACAGATATAGCAACTGGAACAACTACTGGTACCGTAAACATAGCAACAGGACAAGGTAGTATTAATGTTGGTAATAATACTGTTGGTGTTACTACAACTCTAAACGGTGCTACCATAAATGTAAATGGAACAAGTGTTAATATAGGAACGGCATCCACATCAACTTTAAATATTGGAACTCAAACTGGTTTAGCAACGACACAAGGAAATAGTACTGGCAATCATACATTAAATAGTAACAACTTAACTGCTCCTAATCAAGTTGTTGGCTCAGACTCTTCTGTTTTAACAAGATCTGCTGGAGATACTAGATATCGTCCAACCGTATATAATAATACATTATCTTCTGCTAACAGTACAACAACACTAGCAAATACTGTTGGTGGTATAACATTGGAAGCTAATACTACATATGAGGTAACAGCAGTTGCCGTTATAGGTGTAGTTGGAAACTTCCCTGGCTCTCCGTCTAGTCCAGATATAGGAA